GGCGACTCTTGTAACGCTTCAAGCACATCAGGGCGATGCTCTGTTAATGCGCCTACAATCACCTGGGCGCTCACTTCTTCCGAAGCTGGTAACGAGAATGTCACTTCGTTATCGCTACCACCTTGCGCCGCGGCATTGGTATTTGTTGTCATGGCGGGTGTTTTCCTCTTACTTAGTTCGGCGATAACGCCTTCCAGACTCCCAAGTTCGTGAGCCATACCTTTATCGACTGCAGACTGACCAATCAGGACAAAGCCACAACCGAAATCGTTAAGCACCTTTTCACGGGTGACATTCATGTTTCGAGCAACACGATCGATAAACACATCGGATAGCTGATCAAGGTGTTGCTGATAAGCTTTTCGACCTTTATCGGTCGTTGGGTCTAAACGCTTATCCGGCGACTGACTCGATACGATTTCAATCGTTTCGTAACGGTCATCTTCTGACGCCTTACGGATTTGCATACTTAGCACCGTACCAATCGAGCCCACATCGCCCGTTGCATCGATGACAATCTTGTCGGCAGCCGAGGCGGACCAATACGCGGCGGAACATGCTGAACCGCCCACATAAGACACAATCGGCTTTTGGCCGCGCGCTTTGTAGATCATTTCGGCGAATTCGTGGGTCCCTTTTACATGACCGCCACCGCTGTCATACACCAAAACAATCCCTTTCACTTTTGGCGAGTCCAATGCTTGATTGAACTCTTTCGCAAGTGTTTGGGTTGACGTTCCGCCGCATATGTCTTCAAACATGCCCGCGTAACGGGTGATCACGCCATTAACATGGATAAGAGCGACACCATTTCGGATTTCCATCCCTGGGGTGATTTTCTTCCCATTCCGAGCCGCGACCGCTTCAATCAATGATTCGGACAACTCAAGGGTTGCGCGATCACGCCCTGCAATATTCCCCATCACCGTTAACGTGCGCGAATCCATCGCCCACGCTTCGGCCATCAAGAAATCAAGCATGAATTTCTTAGCCATCTTTAATGGTCCCCTCTAGTGAATGACTGGCACTAAAAAGCCCGGCTAATTTGCCGGGCTCCTCAACACCGTGTTTCTTTAAAATCTTCTGCCATTTGGCCAACACCCGAGCGTTAATTTCCATGTTGTCATCGATGTCGGTACCATACTCAGCCGCTTCTCTTTCCGCGTTCGAGTTATTTGACGCGACCGCCTTGTTACGGGCGTTAATGTCTTGCTCTGGGTGTAAGTGACGCCAAGCATCTGGGCGAATATCCAAAGCCAAATATGGCCAAGGGTTATCCGCAAAGCCTGGGGCCGACAACAAACCAACTGACACCGCCGTTTCAACCACCCAACGCCAGATCCCAAAAGCAACTTGGAACCCTGACAGGTTCGTTTGGTCGAATGTGATCCCGCGGCGGTACTCATTCAAGAACGCGCGAACTAAGCGGTCATTCAATCCCGACCAATCGCCGGTTAACAGTGGATAAGGGATTTCTAGCCCGGCCGACATCATCAGCGATTGCCAACGAACAAAATCGGCATAGCCTTGACCCGTATCATCACCATCAAACAGATTCAATTTTTCGCCAGGTACACCGCGTAATATGGTGCCCGCACTGACGGATTCGGTTGTCGCCGCCGGATCCGCTTCGTCTGGGTACATTTCGCGGCCCGTGGCTGGGTCATATTCCCAGTCAGACTCACCGAATGATTCACGGTACAAAAAGCCAGTAAACGCACTACGTTGACGCTTTCGCACCAATTCAGAATCATCGTATTCGTGAAAGGTTCGGTCTTTCAGTAGCGCGGCGGCCGTTTCTGGCTCTCCACGAACTTGACCAGGACGAGTGGGTTTATAGTGATGAATCACATCACGCGCCGGCACTCGAATAAGCTGATTTAGGCTCACCGACTCTAAACCATCATCAGGATGTGACTTGTAAAACCAATACGCGACTTTGACTTTGCCTTCGAACTCGACCCCTTGAATGATTCGACGGGTCGCGCTAATGCGCTTATTCAGTTCGTGCGGGCAAAAATCCGCCTCTAACAATTCTACTTGCATCGGTAAACGCAGCCCCGACGACAAACGGCGGCGGACACGACGAATAAACACTTCCCCCGACATTCGTCGAGATAAGACCGATAAATTCACGATCCCGCCGAAGTTCATATCCCCCCAAGGATCCAACTGCATGGCGACAATTTTCCAAAGCTGATTAAGCTCAGACCGGAAATCATCATCCTTAGCGGTAGACAGTAAAGTAAACCCCTTACCGACTTCGTTTGTGGTGTTTTTATTGATACCCGAACGCATTAACAGGCTATTTCGATAGCCCGCACGGGTTCGGTTTCGTAATGGTTTTGCTGCAGAACTTAACGCGCGATTGGGTCCCATCGATGGCGCGGCCCAACCTACCGCCCTCGGGGCTTTGGTCGCCCCTTCATAGGGTTGCGAAGCGCGTAGCGGTTGACCATCAAGACCAACGATAGAACTTTTCATTTATCGGATCCCTCTGTCAACTCTTGCCACCATGCCCGCTAACGGGTTCATTCGGCGGCCATTGTTAGCGTTAATCACTCGGTTAACATGGCGGCGGGCTTCCCGTAGCTCGGCAATAGAACGATATGTCACCTCGCGGCCGTCCATTTTGACGGTCAATTCACCCGTGGCGATGGCTTCGTCTAAAATGTCTAAGTCTTCTTTTGTTAAGGCCATATATCACTCTTTAGATGCTGGCACGACGACGACGGCGCTTTGGTGGCGCGACCGTTTCGCCGTGACTGGTTATCAATTCCGCACTTTCAGCGATTGGCACCGCCCAAGCGGGTGGGTTATCCCAGTCGATCCGTTCGGCTTTCTTCTCGTAAATACACGCCCAGTTATAAACAAACAGATCGAGCGATTCGTTTCGCTTAGATATTTTGCGCCACTTGCCATCACTGCCCCGTTCTTCGGCGGTTAATTCGTCAAAGAACGATTCCGGCAACCAATCAGGAAAACGAACATAACGGCGCCCTGGTTGCTCACGTTCTAGCGAGGCGGACACCGTGTCCTTTATCCGGTCGGTATTCAGCAAGTAAACCGGAACATCACCGGCAACCGTTGTTTTTCGGTCGCTTCGTTTGGTGTTGTCTGGATACGATTTTAAAATCATGGGACCAGTACCGCGGCCCTTGATCAGCATGAATTTACGGGCTAACCCTTCTCGCTTAATTAGGCGATAAAATTCATATGCGTTCGGTTACGCCATCCTCACCGCCAGAATCACAAGAGGTCAGCATTACGGGCATTCGGCGACCGCTTCCATCTTCAAGTTCGTATGACTTGGTGATGACCTTGTCGATCAGCAATTCCCAATCTTCCAAGTAAGCAGCCGGATTAACCCGAACGAATTTATCCGGGTCATCCGAGTGCAACCGCTTCGATTTTTGAATCGAAAAACGGTCAATGACTTGGTGTTCCAAATCGGGACCCCAAGCCAATACCGCAACATCAAAACGGGCCGTTTTTGCACCCGCCTGGACATCCACGGCAGCGGTTAAGAACCGCGCCCAATCTGGCACAACACGCACACCTAAATCGGTGCGGCGCTCCATCAGCTTGGAACTGCTGCGGTCCTGGTTACGCGGCGGCGTAAACGGTTTGCCTTGGTCGGTGTTGACCGTAGCTTGAAGATCTTCGAGATTGCCGGTTTGCTCATATTGAGCCAACGCAGCCAAGTATTTATAAACAAGTTCGTTCCAGGTCTGGAACGCAGCCGTGGGGCCTTTTTGCCAAAAACTGGCGATATGGGTATCACGGCGCTCACCGGTGACGGTGCCGTTTTGGTCTATTTGGCAGCCTTCGGGCAACCAAATACCGGACTTGTTTTTCGCAAACTTTAACGAGTCGCCTTTATAGGGCGTCGTTTCAAGCATCATTGATCCGCAATGCGGACACCCCATAAACACCTCTTTCGAGGCTTTCGCTGGGTCGGGTTCGTCACGGTCCCAATGCAATAACGGGAAATCCGGTTCGAACCACTCACCACAATCGAAGCATTGCCAGTGAAACAAACGGCGATCACCTTGATTAAACAAGGATAAAATCCCCTGTGTCGGGGGCGCTTCGTGGGGCGACGATGGGCGATAATTGGGATCGGTTATGTGAAAGCCTGGCGACCCTTCCGCTAGTGTCATGCCTGACGACATAAACGTTTGGGTTCGCTTTGAGGCCAGCAAGAACCCCGAACCTTCGCCATCAACATCGAGCGGCATTCGGTCATAGTCGGTTAGTGCGACATATTTCCAGTCGGACGATGCAAAGACGTTCTTTGATGGCCAGCCAATTTTTAAAAAGTTACCGGCTCTAAATAGCTTGTCGTGTACGTTGTTATCATGCGCCCTTGGCGACATGGCCGCGCGTATTTCAGCACTGGCATTAAACTCACGCGACAAACGTTTTTTTGAATATTCCGCGGCTTTCTCTTGGGTGATTTGCACTAAGAGAAAATCAGCCGGGTTATTAACAATCGTGTCGCAAACCCAGCCATCGACTAGACTCACGGTTTTAGACGTTCGCGCCGGACCGACAAAGACCACCGCGCGATATTTACGCGACTTTAGGCAATCCATAGGCTCATGGATATACGGCACTAGATCCCCATCCCAAGGGACCATCGAGCCGCCTTGATCAACGTGCAATAAACGGCGGGCGCTTTGGGATACGGGCTCACGATTGGGCGGCCGAACTAAACTAGCGACATCACGGCGGACTTTGCCCGGCTGTGCATAGCTAAGTTGCATCGGGTTCAACCTCTAATAATTTGATGTAGAGTTGAGCGCGTAGCTCATCACTGACCCGTTCCAATTGTTCTAACTGGTCGGCGGTAAATAATCGGCGGCGTTCCATGTTGTCGGGCAATGACTCACACCAACTGACCACCGCTTTTAGGGTTTCCGCCAGATCAAGACGATAATCACTATCTGGGATTAACTCGCCGATCTCCGTTTGGAACTTTAAGCGTTCGCGTTCGGACTGGAAAAAATCTTTCCTATCCTTGGGCGCCATCTTATTGGGATTGTAATCATCCTCGCTTTTATTGGTGGCTTCGGCTGAAAACAGCGCCGGACCAATATCCGCTAGGGCGTACAAATCCACACCTTTGGATTTTTTAACGGGCTTAACTTGGTTTTCTTTTAAACGCTTGCGAACCGTGTCGCGGTGCAAGCCGAACGCCTCCGCTATCCGAGTAATATTCCAAGCGTAGGCGTCATTGATTGAACTCACGGTCCCCACAAAAACACCTCTTAAGATAAGGTGATCCGAAGCGTGAAGGGCAGCGGTTAAAGGTTAACGTTTGTGGTCCCCTATTGCTTCGGATCAAATTGGTTTGGCTGGATGTGCTTTTCTTTCCAAGCGCGAATAAGTTTGAATCGCTTGTCACATTGAATAATGACGTCGATTAAGTTGTCGTTATCGACGGCCAGTTCGGGATAACTGGTCCCTTTGAATGGGGGAACCAAGCAATCCACGGTTAAGGCTTCGGGCGGATAACGATAAATGATTTCGGTTTTAACGGGGGGCGGTAGTTCTTTGCTGGCGCAACCGAATAAGCTCATCAGGCAAAGACAAATCACACTCGCTTTGGCTTGCAGTTTCATAGATGACCTTTTTCCTTTGTTGGTTGATCTGCTTTTGTTGTTCCAGGTCCTTTACCAACCCCGCAACAAGATCTTGTTCGAACTGAACGGCCGATGTGAGATCGGTCATTTTTTC